ACGTACGCCGCAAGGTCGATGTAAGTGTCTGGCTTTGCAGTTTCCATGCTTCTTGCGATTTTGACCAATGCCATACACATCGCCACCTGATAATCAGTAATGGGCATTTCGAGGTATGAACTCCAGAGTGCGGCTGTCCTTTGCATATTGTCGCTAGGGTGTCCGTAATCAAGTCCTCGGTCTTGGATAGTAGCTCTCGCTTCGTTGAGGTAATCACGAGCGTTCATCGGCTAACCTGATGCTGTGTCTGTGCCTTGATAAGTCGGCGGGCATTTATCTTGCCCTGAATCTTGCCATGTTCGTGTCCTTTGGCGTAGCCAAGTAGGAAGCCAAAGACTATGCCTAAGCAACCCATTCCAATAAGTGCATGATCTACATTCATTTCGAGCCCTTCTGTACTCCGTATTTCGTGTACGGCAGAAGTATTACATCAGATGTATGCGACAGCCCCCAGATTTAGATAACAGTCTTATAACGATTTCAGCAGGATTCTCATCCTCAAAGACTGGACTAGCGAATCCGTCCATATACCTTGCCCTGCACGATAAACGTGCCGTTCTTCTCTATGTGGATTATGTCCACTTGGACGTTAGAACCCTTGACGTACATGATGGCAAAGGCTTGCTGCCAATTAGCCGTTCCCTTGGTGTATGAGGCTTGTCTAAAGTCCATGAGGTTACCTACCTCAACTCCATGTAGAACACGCCCTAAACGCCCCCCAGAGGCTTCTGTGAAGGCGCTACGCCCTGCCCTATGGGTATGACCAGAGATGACGTTCTTTCCATGCCTACGAGCCGCCTCAAGGGCTGACAAGCCCCCTAGCTGCTTGATGGGTGTGTGGTCTCCATGGACTGCTATCCAGTTGGGTGCGATGTTCATAGGGTTCTTATGGAAGGTTATGCCTAGCTCATCGAACTTCATGAACTTCTCGAAGCGCAGCTCTGGCAAGGATAGGAATGACGGAATCTTCTTCATGATGATGTTGTAAAGGCGGTCTGTGTGGTTAGACCTAATGCAGTCGGTAACGCCTAGTTCCCATAGCAACTGTACGCATCGGTCACGATCATCGCCAAGGCTTTGCTCGTAGGCTTGAGGCGTACCTTCTGACCACTTGCTTATGGTCTGGAAGTCAATCTCATCGCCAATGGTGACTGTCTGGTCTGGCTTAAAGGTTTGTAGGAACTTAGCGATGTTGCGTGTGACATGCACGTCCTCGAAAGGTACTTGCAAGTCTGACAGTATCACGATTCGCTTAATCGTCATCCTCATCTTCGTAGGGGATATTGTCTATTCGATTAGGCAAGGCTGGAAGTATCCAATCAGGATAAGCATCACGTTCCATAATGATTCCCAAAGCAATATCAACGCCAAACCCTGCTCTGCGCAGACTTGAGTACATCTCATGCAGACTGATAGCCCACGCGTCTAGCGCGTTGTAAGTGTCTAGGTCGATGACCTTCTTCTTAGCCATGGCTTTATTATCGGTCTAGGAGTATGTTGTAAATCTCATCGACACGCGAATTAAGTCTCTTAATTTCAGAGAGTAAATGGGTAATGACATACCCAGACAAACCGCCAATGATGGCGATTGTGGCAAAGTAAAGGGTGAAAAAGTCGCTCTGTGTCATCGCTTCGGAGTTGCGTACCCGAATACGCCCGCTAATACAGCCCAAAGGATAGAGCGATAGTCAAGTGCAAAGTTAGATGCACCCCACGCTGCTAGGAAAGCACCTGCTGTCAGGATTGCTGGGTTCTTCATGTTCATTATTCTCCGCCTATCATGGGTATATTAAAGAACGAGCCATCGAGATCACCCTTGCTCGTAAAGCTGATATGAAGATGAGACTTGTGGCTATTGCTTCCAGTATATTTTCGCCAAGCCCAGCGCCTCTTGGATGATGCAATTCGTCCATCGAATATAAGGTATTTAACTCGTAAATCTCCAGACTTCGCGCAGAGTCGAATCTGGTCTGCAAGGTATGGCATGAGGTCGGGCTTTGACTTTCCAGAGAGATCGCGGTCAATGTCAATGGCTCGAACAACTGATTTAGCACCTTTATCTGGGTTATGATCAGACTTAAGATGTGAATGTCGAGCATCACCAATCCACCCGTCCGAGGTTCTATCTCGATCTGGGTACGAATCATCGAGCTGCTCCCTTAGTTGCTGCCCTGCCTTGCATAGCCATGGGTTCATGCCAGTAGGAGCTTCGCCTCATCAGCAGTAATACCTAGACGATCTAGCAGCGCAGCCTTAGCCACAGCATCAGCTTCTGCCTTAGCATCTTCTTCTGCCTTCTTCTCGGCTGCTAGTTCTGCTTGATAGGTAAGTTCTGCAACCTCGGCATCGGTCAATTCGATAATTGACTCCACGCCTGTCTCGCAGTTGATTTCGATTCGTGTTGGGTTAGGCATTTTTTACTCCATATAGGTAGGCGGTTGAGTGTTGAACCCAAGTGTAGGTTGCTCCTGCTGAAATACTGATAGATGTGATTGCAGCAGTATTAGACCAAAGCAGAGCGTTCATGTAAGCATAAGCCTCTGTAGCGTTGTTTTCTGTAATGAACTCTGCGCTGGCAGATTTGTTACTTGACCCTGCATAATTAGGAATGTATAGGTTTGCGCTGCCAAAGGTTGAGGCGGTAGATGATCCAGCAGGAAAGCCGTTTAATGAGAAGTTAGCACCTGAACCACTTGAAGAAATAGCGGCTGAACCGCTTCCTCGAAGGATTCTTTCTGAATATCCCGAAGTGCTGCCGTTGAATGTAATCAAGCCTTCTTGGATTACCTGACCGCTTCTGCTATTACGCAAAGACAATTGTAAGCATAGGTCTGTATATGTGTTAGGGATTGAGGTAAAGTCAATAGCGGCTTGTCCACCTGAAGGTACTGTTACGCTAGCGATTAACTCAAATGTATTTGGCATTATGCGCTCGCAATTCCGTATAGGGTAAAGGTTGAGCCGATGGCGTATGTGCCAGTATTTAACTTCAAGGTAATTGTGTCGATGGCAGCAGTAGAGCGATATAAGAGAACTGTCGCGCCTGTTCCTGTACTTGCGCTGTTGGCTCTGATTAGGACTGTCTTAAAAGTTGTGGTGTTGGAATAGTTCTGAAAATGTAATATAGCGTTGAAGACAAAATCGGTGGTGTTGGCTGCATCAGAGCTTAAATATGGGTTTGCTGTGTTGGTCTGTCTAACAGATGTGGCTGTTGTGCCTGACCCTGTAAGGGTAGTGGTGGAATAGCTTGTGCCAGTTGCTCCGTTAAGCTGTAAAAATGGATAGTTTGTAGTTGAGCCTTTGGTGTTCATTACTAGAACAAGGTCTGTATAACTTGCGGTAATTGAACTGAAATCCACCTGTGACTGTGCGCTACCCAGCGTGGTAGTGGCTATTGGCGTGTAAGTAGAACCTGCGGGCATTTATCTATCCTTTGATTCCGTAAAGGGCGAAGTGTGACCCTGAAGCATAATTAGCACCTGCGCCTGTGAATGTAATTTGGTTAATGGCGGCGGTGTTTTGCCAAAGCCCCGACCACAAGGCAACTTCACTTGTGCCGCCGTTGGTGTCGCACCCTGCTAATGTTCTTGTTACCTTGTACTTATTTGTATTTGTATAGTCCAAGATATCCATAATAAATACCGATGGATAAGAAGCGGAAGGGTTGTAGTTGTAAGCAAAATAAGCGTTAGAAAATGCGCTTGAGTCTGTGCCAAATAGATGGTGTCCGTTATATCCTGAACCTGAACCATTAAAAGAATATTCAGGGTTGGTTGCGGCTGAAGTAAAAACTAGACCTCTCACTTGTAAATGCTTATAGGTGCTAGGAATCGAAGTAAAAGAAAATGAAGAAACACCGCTTGGCGTTGCGGTGGCAATAGACTCATAGGAGTTGGTAGCTGCTGCTACCCCTGTTCCATGAATCGCAGCTATTTGATTAAGCAATTGCGCCTACCACATACCAAGTGTCTGTCGCTGTCTTAATGCAGACGGCAGACTTGTACTGTGCAAGGGTAGGAGCAGCGGCTACTGCGCCCGCTGATAAGACTGTGGTTGTGCCAGATGTGACTGCGCTGATGGTGCAAGTACCCGCCCCGATGTTGAGGACTGTGATGGCTGTGCCTACTGGGAAGGCTACGCTGGCATTGGTTGGAATCTTAAAGGCGATGGCTGTTGCCTTGTTCATAATCTCTAGGGCTTGGTACTGATCCGCTAGGACTGCTGTGTAGTCAGCTGTGTTTGCTGTGCCTACTGTAAAGGTTGGAAGGCTGTTATAGGTAGCCGCTGTTAATACGTCTCCTGTTGTGACTGGAAAGGTTGCCATGTTGCTCCTAATAACTCAATGTAGATGTGCCGATTATACCGTATGTACTGCTTCCAATTATGAAACCATCCAAAATTGGCTCAAGCGTGGTGATTGCTACTTGCATTTTATTAGCTGTTATATCCCAAGCGAATCCCTGCGCCTGTAATGTCTTTTGGATTGTAGAGCCTGATTCTGTGACGTTTGTGATGTCTAGGTTGTCAAAGTAATCAAGCCCAATCATGGTGTCAGTTGGTACTGCTGGGTCTAGTAAGTCCACCAGCATCTCGTCAATACGGATCGTGGTTTCCTTGCGAGTATTGACATAGTTCTGGGCGATGCCTAGCACGATGTCATCTGTCTGCGCCACAAGGTTCTCTTGTGTCAAGCTGTGTGGGAAATACTTGTCAATCGAGGACTGGCTATAAACTGTCTGTGCTGTGCCGCCTACGCGGTTGAACTTGACATCGTTGATGATGAGCTTGTCATCAAAGGCATACTTGACGTTTCTGTATGGGATGCCTGTGGTCTGGTTAAAGGCGATAGAAGGCTCACCAAGGCTAGATGTAACCTCTGTGCGGTTGAGATATACGGCTGTGCCGTCTGCGCTCATGTAGAACGCTCCTAGCCCTTCAGAGAACTCTGCGTTCTTAATCGCATCTAGGGTAGAGCGGTTAGTTGCAGGATCAGCCACGCAGGTCGAGACTCCTGTAGAGATTGAGCGCATAGATGCAGGGAAGCTCACGTTGTCCAGAATCTTGTTAATGCGTGTGCCTGTGTCCTGCCCTGCTGCTGTATCGGCGATAGTGGACACGTTAGACATCTGCAAGAGACGGAAGCCATCGGTACACATGATGTCCACATAGGCAGTTTCCTGACCTACAGGGAAGGTGTAGCGGTAATCATTCACATAGCCAGAAAATAGGAAGTGTTCTGCTGTAGCTGTGGTGGCAGAGATGCGCAGCTTACGAAGTGGCACAAGATAGCCAAAGTACGGGCTAGAAGGGTTCTGCGGGTTGAAGTAGCCAAGCGGGTCGAGAACTCGCACAATGGCTGTGCCAGCGTCATAGGTATCCTTCATGACGTTACGACCACGCCTAATAGAGATGCTGTACACGTCTGGAGTTAAATCAACTGTTGGAATAATGACATCGGATGAGCCAAAGGAATTGACCCCAATGACTCCGTTATCTGGTGAGCCGATGACGAATCCCGAACCAAAAGTTGCTCCGCCAGAGAAGTCGAAAGAGACGGCTATCTGTGCGGGTAGGCTCATAAGAAGAATCCAGAGTAACGCTCTAGTTGTGCCACCTTGCCAGAAGATAGAGAACTGTTCTGTAGGTTACGAGAAATAGTTTCAGTCAAATCTTGCTCGGCGATAACTGATCCTTGGACTGTCACATAGACATTAGTGTTGAGCGGGTTGCCCTGTCCGTAAGTAAAGTTGCCAGTTGGAACTGTGCCTACGTTTGTGGATGGGAAAGATGCGCCTGGAGTGTTGTTACCACCCATAGAGAATCCTGGACTCCAAGGCTGCCCTGCTGGAACTCCGCTTACACTTGTTGCTGCTGAAACTGCCGTTGCTGTTGCGGTAGGCATTGTAGGAAACTTGAGATTGTTCAACTTGCTTTGGAATTGGATAATCCAGTCATCGAGGAAAGCAAAAGGATTCTTAATCTTGGCATCACCAATAGTCAGGAAGTAGCGATACAAGCCGCCTGTGGCATCTTGCGCCATAAGAATCTCGCGGGTGAGCTTCTGTGCCAAGGCATCGTTATTGTTAAGTAAGGCAAGCTGGGCTTCTACGCGCTTGCGATCTTCATCTGACAACTTGCCACGAAGGGCGGCGATTAACTGAATCTGCTCTAGGTCAAAAACTGTGCCAGCCTTTTTAAGAGCGTTTTGTTTCTTTAATTCTGCTGTGTTCTTTGTTGTGACCTTAGCCAAAGCCTGTGCGCGCTTGCGAGCTGCTGCCTCTGCTGCCTTCTGTTGAGCCAAAGCCTGTGGGCTCATTGGAAGGTTTGTGCCTTCCCATGCTTGCATGTAGTCACGAGCCATGCGGCGGTTAAACTCTTCCACCTGTACAGCTTGAATGTTCTTCTTAAACTCGCCAAGGCTGCTGTTGATGATTGCCTTAAGAATCTTCCAACCTTCGATGAAGTTATCTAGGCGGGCTACTGCAAAGTCTGTGGCAGAGGCTATCCTGCTAATTAACTGCTCTACATCAGATGCGCCCGTTACCGCCATGGCTAACTCAATGACCGATGCGCCAATCTTCTCTTGAGCTTCTCCTGCTGCTGTGCCTAGCATTTGCAGTTTTCCTGCGTAGGTGTCTAGGTAAGCAGCATTTGCTCCAGAGAACTGTGCGTTAAGTTTCTTGCTAATGTCCTCGAACTTGGCTGTTTTAAGTTCTGCCTGTGTAAGTCCAAGGTTGTACTTGCGAAGTCCTCTGGTCTGTCCTACATAGGCGTTAGCCAAGTCCTGCGCTACTGTCTCAAGAGCTACTCCGCTTCCTGCTGATACATCTATGGCTTGAGCCAAAGCCTTCTGGCTAGCGGTAACTGATCCTGTGGTGGTCAGCAACGCCTGAAACGCTGGACGAAGCTGGCTATCGGTCACACCCGATGCCCTAGAAAGGCTGTCAATATATTGAGTAATGGCTGGAGCAGATAATTCAAGTCCAAGATTCTTAACTGCTGTGGTTAGCCGTTGGGCTTCCTTCTGATCTTGGATAAATGCTTGTGCTGCTTTCTTACCAAAGGCTACAACTGCCGTTGCGCTAAGGGTTATCCCTAATGTTTTGCCAAGAGACTTAAGACTTTTTTCAAAGCCTTTGACTGACTTATCGGCTTTGTTTAATCCTGCTGCATCGAGGACTGTGGCGATTCGTACCGCTAGATTGACATCTTGTGCCATTACTTAATCACCCCAGACTTGACCAAGGTTGCAACCTTGTCGTTAATAGTTTCAATTGCTTTGATTACTGCTGCTGTGGTTTTGCCCTGATCTTGAGCCCAAGCTCTAAAGATGGCTCTACCTGTCATTTTCTGACCTTGCCCACGAAGTTGCCCATTGAGTCGTGGCGTAAATTGACCTACGTTGCCAGATTTGCGCCCTGCTGTCTCATAGATAGCACCTGCGGCTGACTTGTTGTAAATGGTTGCAACTGACCTAAAACCTTGGCGGTTAGCCTTGCCAGCAGCAGTTGAGTAGCTGATGCCTTTTGTAGCTGTGGCTTGGTCATAGCCTCGGTTTTGCCACTTGCCCTTCTGGTTCTCTTTTAACCAGCCTGAAGGCACTTCGCTATTGCTAGGAAGGAAGCCACGCGCATCTCGCACAATAGGCTTAAGCGCGGTAGCAATTTCCTTCTGACTTTCCTTGGCTAAATCTGGAGCATATTTCTTCAAGGCTTTACGAAGTTCTATTGCGCCTGTTACCTCTACTGGCATCGTTGCGCTCCTTCGCTAAATCCTTTAATACCTCAATATGAGCCTTGAAAGCCATCGTAGGAAGTTCCACGATGGAGTTGAACGGAACTCCATACTCATAACTCAATCGAGCTGCGAGATAGGTGAGGGAGTTCCGATCTAACCTAAAGGGTCAGAC